AGAGACTTGGGGTAACTATTCTTATGTACCATGGGCGAGCTGGATTGGCTGCAACCACCATGTTGAGTAACCCAATTGCTGCACAAAAAAAACTCTTGGAACATAATCGGGTAATCAAGCAGACTGGCACTAAGGACTCCTGCATAGTTGGAATTGATCGAGATATGACTGGCGAAAGTACCGCATCCGAGAACAGAAGCTCCCCTGTTTCCCAAGGAAGATTGGTATCTGTGTGCTATAGAGCCCCCAACAGCTTGCGATAGGTATGGGAGAAGGCTCCTTAGCGAGATGGCAGATCGTGTCTTGGCTATCTCATGCACTAATGACACAAACGAGGGTGTGATTCCAGGTTGAGTTGCAATCAGGGCGAGACGTTCATATGCTTTTTCGGCTGCGCTTGAGGTGACTATCTTGTACCCATGTTTAGTTCTCTTTTCAGCTGTATCCGTGCCAAGATACGGGTCTTCTTGTCCTCTTGCATACCAGGGGTTCTCTGAGGGAAAATAGGACAAGAGCACGCCTTCCTCCTCGGCTGCCTCCTCACCTACAATGATCTTCCAGTCCAGCGGGAGGTAAGAGGTGACACCTACAATTTTCTCCTTCCACTGGTCTGTATGCCACATTGATCGCAAGCTCTCTGCTGCAGCATATACTGGCCCGAACGCCTGGCGGGATGCAGGAAGCGTGGTGATTTTTGCTAGCAAGGTGCGAATCTCTCCTGCACTAGATGTTAATATAGCAGCGCCGGGATCCTCCTCTGACTTGTACATGAGACTCTGCACTGTACGAGTAATGGTGAACATCCGCATTGTCATCTCACGAGCTCCTACCACTGAGAAGGAGCGGAGGTCTGAAAGCAGAGTTGGGTTAAAGGGGGTTACTGCCATGAGGGAGGTTTTGAGTTCCGTGTCATAATCCTCCACAGGAGCATCTATGAGCTCATGTATATCTCTATTCTCCGTTATCTTCAACATCTGCCGGAGGCTGAGATCCAAGATCCGGTTCTCTGCTGTCTGAGAACGTCTGATGGGGATCGAATACGGGTCTTCCAGCAGCTGTTGGGGGTCCACCTGGGCAGGTTTCCATGCGCCAGATAAGAGGGCTTTGTTGACGCGCCCTAGGGCTGTGAGACCCCCTTTGTAGAGAATCTTCAGGGAGAGATAGTCTTTTGAACCAGGGTCAGCTCCGCCTTTGTATACAAAAGAACACAAGGGTGCAACCGGGAGCCCACCGAGGGAACCTGGAACCCCCAGAACAAGAGGGAGCGTTGCTTCATCAAGCTTTCTTTTGAATGTTTTGTGCAAGAAACTACCCTCAACTGTCGGTCTGTCCCGGACGCGTATCAGATATCGGGCGGTATGAAACAGACTCAAGAAGTACCCATACAGAGGCTGCTTGAGGCGTTCAGCAGCAGCAATGCTTGAGGACGTGATGGCAGAGATGCCATTAGACACAGTCGGAAAATCTGAAGCCCCCCTTGGAAATATGCGAG